CTTGGAAAGCATTTGAAGGCGCACAAGAAGTTAACCAAAGGAGAAAGAGGACATTGGGATATTAAAGAACTCTCAAGAACTTTAGAAGATCATGTTCATAATGCAGCAAGCAAAAATGAATGGGACAAGGCCACAAGGGCATCAGAAGTAGCAAGAACAGGATATTAATGAAACTCATTACAGAAACAATTCATGATGCTAAATTTTTGTGTGAAGAAAAAGAAAATGGAAAAAAGAGTTTTTTCATTGAAGGTATTTTCATGCAAGGCGGCATCAAAAATAGAAATGGAAGAGTCTACCCTGTAGATGTATTGCTAAATGAAACTACACGTTATTCAAAAGACAAAGTCGATAACGCCACAGCGTACGGTGAATTGGGCCATCCTATGGGACCTACTATCAACCCCGATAGAATTTCTCATAGAATTGTTGAATTGAAACAAATCGACCAAAGCGGAAACATTTACGGCAAAGCTATGATTTTAGATACACCTATGGGTAATATTGCTCGCGGCATTATGGAATCAGGTGGAAGATTAGGTGTTTCATCAAGAGGTATGGGTACTCTTAAAGAAACAAAAGATGGTTGTAAAGAAGTTCAGAGTGATTTCTTTTTAGCGACCGCTGCCGATATTGTTGTAGATCCATCTGCTCCTGATGCATTTGTAAACGGAATCATGGAAGGCATTGATTGGGTTGTTGGTTCCAACGGAGAGTATTTCCGTCAAACAGAAAAGGCCCAACAAAATATTGAAGCCGCTGTCACATCAAAATCATTATCTGAAGAAAGAAAACTTGAAATCTTTAACGATTTCTTGAATAGCCTTCTTAAAAGTTAATTTTAAATAAATATATATAAACAATTCCAAACAAGGAGCATTGGTAATATGCTAAAGAAATCAAAAGAAGAACTTGCAGAAAAGATTGTTACTGGTGGCGGAGCAACAGGTAAAGCTGAAACTGTAGATCCAGTAGGAGGAAAAGCATCTTTACCTGGTTCTAAAAATCAAGGAGATTCAATGGAAAAAGGACAAAATCCTGGCAACATCCCAATTGAAGACACCTCAACCGAAAACAATGTCAAAACTGTAGGTAACGATGCAGCAAAAAATAAAGCATCAGTATCAATGAAAGAAAGCATCACATCAATGTTCGAAGGTGAAACCCTTTCAGAAGAATTTGTTTTAAAGGCGACCACAATTGTTGAATCAGTAATCGCTATTAGAGAGCAAGAAATTATTGAAGATGCAAAATCTATTCTAGATGAAGAAATCACAAATTATAAAACAGAATTAGCAGAGAAAGTTGATTCTTATTTGAAATCATTGTCGGAAACATGGTTGATTGATAATGAAGTAGCAATTGTATCTTCATTAAAAACAGAAATTACAGAAGATTTCATCAACGGAATGAAAAATTTATTCACCGAGCATTACATCGATCTTCCAGAAGATAAAGTAAATGTGGTAGAAAGTCTATCAAATGAAATTGATGTTTTAAAATCACAATTAGATGAAGAAATTTCTATTCGTGTTGAACGTGATACTCAGATCAGTAATTTCAAAAAAGCAGAACTTCTTTCTACAATGTCAGAAGGATTGTCTCTAACACAGATAGAGAAATTGAATACAATTTCAGAAGGTCTCGAATATAACAATCTCGATACATTAAAAGCAAAACTTGAAGTGGTAAAAGAAGAAGTTTTGAAAGAAACAAAAAAGAAGACAGAATCTAATATCCTAACCGAGGAGTTTGAAAGTTCTGAAGAAGAAACAAAAGTTGCTATGACTCCTGAGATGTCACGTTACGCGTCTGCTATCTCAAGAACGATTAAAAAGTAATTTTATATAAATAATAATAACAATAATTAATAACAACCCACGGGAGTTAAAAATATGAAAGCGGAAGAATTAAAAAAGAAGTGGGCACCTATTCTGGAGCATGCCGACCTTCCAAAAATTACAGATGTGTCAAGACGTAATGTTTTAGCACAGTTGCTAGAAAATACAGAAATTGCAGCAGCTCAAGAATCAAGAAACGGCAACTATGTTTCATTAACAGAAGCAGCTCCCGTAAACGCAATGGGTGCATCTTCATCTGATGCAGGAACAGGCTCAATTGACACATTTGATCCAGTATTGGTTTCATTGGTTCGTCGTTCTATGCCTAACTTGATGGCATATGACGTTGCAGGTGTTCAGCCTATGACTGGCCCAGTTGGTCTTATTTTCGCAATGAGATCACGTTATACAAATCAAACAGGAAACGAAGCATTCTACAATGAAGTAGACACAGGTTTCTCAACATTACCTACCGGTAACTCTTCAGTGAACAACCCAGGCGGACGCCATATCGGCACATTGCCAGGTAACTCAACTGTAATGTCTAACTTGGCATCAAGCAACGTTTACAACTATGCTGCTGGTATGTCTCGTTCGGAAGCAGAATCTTTGGGTACATCAGGTTCACCTGCTTTCCCTGAAATGGCTTTCAGCATCGAAAAAGTGCCAGTAGAAGCAAAGTCACGCGCTCTTAAAGCCGAATACACCATGGAAATGGCACAAGATTTGAAGGCAATTCACGGCCTTGATGCAGAAGCAGAATTGTCAAATATTCTTTCTTCTGAAATTCTTGCAGAAATTAATCGTGAAGTAGTTCGTACTATTAACGTAACAGCAGTTATGGGCGCAGCAGCAGGAACAGTTACTACTCCAGGTCGTTTCGATCTTGATACTGACTCTTCAGGTCGTTGGTCTGTTGAAAAATTCAAAGGTTTGATGTTCCATCTTGAAAGAGAAGCGAATCAAATTGCGAAAGATACCCGTAGAGGGAAAGGTAACATTATCATTTGTTCCGCAGACGTAGCTTCTGCTTTGCAAATGGCTGGTGTTCTTTCATACACCCCTGCACTTAATTCAAACAACTTGCAAGTTGATGATACTGGCAATACATTCGCAGGTGTTCTAAATGGACGCTTCCGTGTTTATATTGACCCTTACGCAATCGGTGGAAATTATATGACTGTAGGATACAAAGGTTCGTCATCATTTGACGCCGGATTGTTCTATTGCCCATACGTTCCATTGCAAATGGTTAGAGCAGTTCACCCAACATCATTCGTACCAGCAATCGGATTTAAGACACGTTATGGTATGGTTGCAAATCCTTTCGCACAAGGATTAACACAAGGTAACGGCGCATTAATCAAGGACAGTAACCTTTATTACAGACGTATTATGGTAGACAACCTACTTTAATTTTAAAATAAAATTGATAAAGCGGATGAAAATTCCGCTTTATCTTTAACTAAAAATATGATATATATCCGAATTTAGGTGATAATGATGTATAAAAATGATTTAATAGAAATATGCAAAAATTACAAAGATCGAAAATATATTACTCATTTAGGTGTTAATATTGAAAAACGATCTTTAATTAAAAATGCAACACTTTGGTTGCCTGATAATGTTTCGATAAGAACAAGATGTGTTATGATTTGCAATAATGTGACACAAGAAAATTTTCCAAAATGTAATACATGCAAAAGCAATGTTGAATATGAAGTCAAAAGAGATTATTCATTTAATCAATATTGTTCGGTTAAATGTAGATCAAACCGAAAAAATTTTATGAATGTTTTAATATATTCAAAATTAGAAGATTATGATTGGTTATATAATCAAAGAATTTCTTTACAAAAATCATATGATGATATTGCAAAAGAGCTAAATTGCTCATATCCTGTTGTAAAAAAAGCTTGCTACAATTTAAAAATTCCAATGATTCGATATAATGAATCAAACCCAATGTCTCAAACATTTTTAAGAAATAAAGATTGGTTATTAGAACAACATAAAACTAAAAAGAGACAATTACATGACATTGCAAAAGAAATAAATTCAACAACAGCAACGCTTTCTGTTTGGTTAAATTACCACAATATAAAAGCAAATTTATCTAATTCATATGACAGAAAATTTAATAAACAATCAGGAGAAGAGAAAAAACTTAATGATTATATTAACTCTCTGGGTATTAAAACAATGTCAGGAAACAGATCAATTTTAGAAGGTAAAGAAATAGATATTTTCATACCTTCACATAATTTAGGAATAGAATATAATGGTGTATATTCTCATATATTTAGACCTGATCAAAACAACCCTTCTAAAAGAAAAGATAGAAATTATCATATAGAAAAAACAAAAAACGCAAAAGAAAAGGGTGTTGAATTGTTACACATATATAGTGATGATTGGACTTTCAGACAAGATATTTGTAAATCAATAATATGTTCTAAATTAAAATTAAACACAAGAATATATGCTAGGAAATGTGAAATTAAAGAAATTAATGTTTCAAGTAAAAATTTGTTCTTAAACGAAAATCATATTCAAGGCAAGGATCGTTCTAATATTAATATAGGTTTGTTTTTCAATAAAGAACTTGTCGCTTGCATGACTTTTTGTAAATCTCGTTTTAATAAATCATTTGTATGGGAATTATCAAGATTCGCAAACAAAAAATTTCATAATGTGGTTGGTGGGTTTTCTAGATTGTTGAAATATTTTAGAAAAAATCACACAGACTCGATTATATCATATGCTGATGTTTCCAGATCTAAAGGTGAGGTTTACGAAAAAAATGGTTTTGAATTATTGAAAATTAATCCTCCATCTTACAAATATGTTAACTTCAATAAAACAATTCAAAGAATGCATAGATCAAATTTTATGAAAAAACGTATATCAAAAGAAAATGATGATAGAACAGAGTTTCAAATCATGACAGAGATGGGTTATCATAAAATATTTGATTGTGGTACCATGAGTTATATCATTAGATAACTCAATCATAAATACCTTGTAGTTAATTTTACGAGGTATTTTTTTATGTCAATTTTAGATATTCCTATTAATAGAAATTTCCTGTCACCAACAGGAGGCACTCTTCAAATAAAGAAATTGCCGACTACAGTTTTTTTCGCTCAAAAAATGAATATTCCTGGAGTGGGTGTTTCAAACGTTCCACAACAACCTACCCCATTTATACAATTACCTCAAACTTCAGATCATATGTTATTTCAAGAATTTAAGATACAATTTTCTGTTGACGAAGATTTAAAAAATTATCAGGAAATATTTAATTGGATAGTAGGTATAAATTTTCCTGATAATTTTTCACAATATAAAGAGTTAAATGATCAACCTAAATTTTCTGGATTAGGATTGAAGTCTGATATGTCACTCATAATTAACACAAACGGAAAAATTCCAAACATTGAAGTTAACTTCATAGATGCATTTCCTGTAGATCTTTCATCAATCGATATAGACACCACAGATAACTCAATAACTTATGTTACTGCTCAAGCATCATTTATATATGAAAAATATACATTTAACAAGTTGCGTTAAATAATTTTTATGATATAATAACATGTTTAAGTGAGAGTATTAATGAATATAGAAGAAATTTTTGAATTGTGGAAAGATGATAGCGAAATAGATTTAACAGATCTAACAAATTCATCTTTAAAAACCGCAAAATTACATCACAAATATTACAGAATTTTAATAGAAGAAAGACTCAAGCTTAGAAAATACGAACTTGATATGAAGTCTCTTAAATTAGAAAAGCACGAATTTTTTACCCAAGGTCCATCAGAAGAAACAAAAAACAAGGGATGGAAACTACCACCTATCGGTAAAATTTTAAAGACCGACATTCCCACATACACAGATGCGGAAAAAGATGTCCAAACACTATCATTAAAAATCGGGGTTCAATTAGAAAAAATCGATTTGTTAGAATCTATCATAAAAATGATAATTAATAGAGGATTTCAAATCAAAAATGCTATTGAATGGGAAAAATTCAAACAAGGCATTGTATGATAAAAATAGAATATATTAACGAAGTTCATTGCAAAATAATTTGTGAAAATTCAATAGCAAAAGAATTATATGAATATTTCAGTTTCTTTGTTCCCGGTTATCAGTTTATGCCGT